GGATAGCGATTAGCAACCGCTGCAGCATCCCATTCTACTAAAATCTTATCATAGCTCTCTTGAGGTACTTCATACAAAGGAACACGCGGAGCATAGAAATCAGCATTTGCTTTAAGTTCAATATCAAGCTCTACATAATCAGTATAGATAGTTGATGCTATCGTCCCATTTGAGGAATCTGTATAAACTAAGAAATGTACAAAACCATTGGCATCAATCTGTTGATTTGTAATTCCTGCAATTCCCCAACCTAGTTTGCTTATAGAAGATAAGGTATGACTGAGGACTGTAGTATGCCAAGATTGCGTATCATCTCTCCAAGATACTAGTGATGCTTTATTTCCTGTAGCGTTAGTACCATACCCCCACCAACCGCATGACAATTTACTAACATTATTTTTCAACCAAGCTACTTTATCAGCAACTGTAGAGCCTGGGATTTTTCCTACCTTACGTTCTATTTCTTCAATAATATTAAATGAAAATAACATCTGTGCTATACTACCGCTAGTGCTGTCAGATACAAGTCTGTTTTTTCCATCCAACGTATACATTGAAGCATATCCTGCTGTTTCAATATCTTGATTTTGCCATACACTGCCAGGGGATAGGAGTGTATTCTTGAACCCTGCTTTGCTTAAATGTGGATTCTCAGCAGTACTGCCACTTATCTTCCCTTCAAAGTTCGCTGTTCGGATAATTGTAGGACGAGAATTTTTTCCTTCAAATTTCGAAACACCTTTGTAAGTAGTACCATCAATTACAACCGCTGTTTTAGGATCAGCTAATACATACTTTTTACCGCCTTCAAGATCACTGTTCGCCATGCTAATCAAGGTACGTCCTTCAATTTGTATATCAAGCGGTGATCCATTAGGAGAATTCAACACACTTAAGCCATAAGGTAAAGAAACAGTTTCTTTTGCTGCTTGTTCCATTTGTTTATGAGCATCTGCAATTCCTTGCTCTATTTTATTTAAATTCCCTGCAGAAACAGGTGTACCCTCCTGTACAATGTTTCCTTGAGAATCTTTTATTCTGTCATTCCAGACTGTTTTTGTATAAGCCATTTATAACCCTCCTAGACTTTCTTTAAGGTATATTTGAACTCGACTAATAAGCCGCTAATCCCTTTTTTATTAATGTTATCTGGCGTATCATCAAAACTAGCTCCATCCTGATCTAACAATTCAAAACGGGTAATCGTTCCTGTGACAGAATCATCTAGATACAACATAAACGTGATGACATCACCTATAATATCTGTTCGATAGATAGGTGTTTTATATTTCACACCATTTAGTGTATATTGCCCTTCTTTGATGAAGCCTTTCAGCCACGTTTTCATCTTAGAATGTCCAGTTGAAGTAATTGCCATGTTATCTCACTCCCTCCGCATACGTTTCTCCGCATATTGGATATGCCTGAAGCAACGCTGAATAACCAACCTGACAATCAATGCCCGCTTGGTATAATTTTGTTTGATTTTCTTCTAAACCACCGCAAACCTGATAATCGTTTACTGTAGCTGCATAAGTAGAACTAATTTCAAATGTTGCCTGATAAAGCTTATTGGTGTTCTCTGCAATGACTTCACTTTCGCTTGCTATACGATAATCCTGTTGAGTAGAGGCATAAGTACTGCTAATTTCTAAAGCCTGGTTATATAAAGCATTCTCATTTGAAACAACATCTTCAGAACCAGCTACGTGCTCACCATTAAAGTACTCATAAGGAAATACCCACCGATCATAAGAACGATCAGCCATTAAGGAACGTTCAAAGATATAATCCCATTGCGTACCAACACCACTTGCTACAATTCGAGAAGTGCGGTCAAAGGGTAATCCTTTTGTATTCCCATCACCTTTTACCGTAATAAATAAGATAGCGGCTTCTCCATCAAAAGGGGTTCCTTTATCAAGTTTCCAGCCTTCTTGTACACTAACAAACTGATCACCAAGATAAATACGCAGCAATTGATTTACTGATTCAATATCACCTATTGAAAGGTTAGAGAAAATCTTTGTCTTGATAAGCAAGCGGAACTCTTCATCATCCGTTTTATTTCGCGGCTGCCCTATGTTTTCTCCAATAAGGTCTAATGTGGTTCCTTCCGCTGCATCAATATCACGCCATTCCTCCGTAGTTTCTAAAGCTGTCTGAACAGCTATAAACTCATCTGAAATAACGCGGATAATTTTACCGATATTGCTATTCTCATTTTTGACGAATAGATCCGTCAACTTTGAAATCATGTCGTTAAATAAACTCATGAAACCACGACCTTATTTGCATCTGTACGAACAACAGAATCAGTTGAAATATCAATGTTTCGCACACTATAATCTACACCGTTTGTAGAAAGCGTAATTTCAAGGTCATCTATTCCTTCAACGGAAGAGGTGATACGAATTAATTTAGAAAGAATGACATCATCACCAATAGAGAGGCTATTCATGTAATCAAGAATTGTCTGCTGTAGAATGCTTTTACCATTGGAAGGGAATTTTGCGCCTGGTGTAACTAAGACTTTCACATATACATCAACAAAAGTAGGACGACTAAAACCAATGGTATGTGTAAGCCCTTGTGAATCCAATACATCTATACTCGTTGTACCAAACGATTGAATGCCCCCAGGTTTCTTTTTTAAGATAACGGCGGCTATTTCTTGATCATTGCCACCAAAAACAAAAGGTGCAATTGCATGTGGAGGAATACCATTTTGTGCAACTGGATAAACATTTTCATTCACCAATGCATAACGGACACCTGGTACACTTAAAATGCTGTCTAATAAAGAGGTTCCTTGTGAACTGGATTGAAAATAACGCGCTCTAAATTCGGCATCTGTTTCCTCTTCTTCACCGCCAGCAGTAGCCTCATTATTCGTGACAGATTCAACTTTATCACTAGGATTTACAATGACCGTAATCTCATTAATCCCTACGTTGCCTATTTCGCCCGCTATGGTGCATTCTACAGGACCAATACCATAACCATCTGAACCAATTTCAACATTGTCAGTGAGGTCAAAAACAACCTCTTTTACTGTCTTGAATTGGTCCCCAGCTTCTATTACGTGTCCAGGGGTTCCTTTTATCTGAATCTCACCATATGCCCGTGTTGCTCCATTACGTGAAACACCTATATATGGTCCTAATCGATCTAGCTGAACGCCTGTAGCCTTGCTGACAAACGCTGAATTGTAGACACGTTCAGCTAATTCCCAAACTAGAGATAAAAACCATGCGAAAATCATAAGTAAAATGCCTAGTGGACTCCTAGCAGAAAGGTTAATATCCGCTCCAAATCCCTCTTTAAATTTCTCTTCCATATCACTTTTTAACTCTTGATATGTCTTTCGTTTAAAACCGTTTTTATCTAGAATCGAACTCACCTCCATTTACAGAGAGCTGCGTCCCATTTGTTTTCTCAATTGCTAAACTGACATTCCGCTTCCGCTTGGTTTTATCATCATCAAATACGACAGAGGGAATAGAAGCCACGCGTTCTTCTTGCATCAATGCCTCAATGATATCGTCTCGTGCTAAATCTTGATTAGCAGGCTTCCCCATCACATTCTCATGAGAAAGACCATGATTAGAATCTAAAAAGAACTCGCCCTTCCGTGTGCCTAAAACGGCTTGTACGGATTGAACAAGTTCTTCATCCCCATCAATCATGACTAATTCTCCATTTTCAATGACTAAGTCACCGTTTAGTAATTTAGGAGCTTTTGGCATGAGTCACACTCCTTTATAAATTATAGATACCTACAATAACAGCATCATTCATACTGTGCCTTCTTGTAAGTTGTGGGTCAAATGGCTTTTTACTAAGGTAATCTAATGCACGATCCGTAAAATTCACATGTACAATATCACCTTTTGCCACCGCTCCTACATGCTTCAAGATGAGTGCATCTAAGATAACAGCATGTTCTTCGCCATCTTCTTTAAATAGCGGTTTAATATCAGCTGTTTTGCCATGAACTGCTACGACTTGAGCAGGAGCACACACCGAAATTTGAGCACCTATATGTTCCATTAGCTTTTTAAAGAAAGCTGTATCACGAGCCATTAAATCACCGTCATTTCTGTTTTGAAATCTGTACCAGAAGCAATATGCTTCCCTTTCTTGGCGCGATATTGACCATTTGCTGTGTTGCTCTTAATTTCGATAATTGAAGCGGTAGAAATACGATGCTGCAGCAAGCAAATGGCCGTATATCCTTTATAGTCATCTTCTTCAAATGGATCCGGTGAAGCTAATAAACCAGTAGCCTCTTCTAATACAAACCGCTCGTCTGTCCCTTCTTTAATGGAGCGTATAATCAGTGTTCCTTTTCGATAATAAAGAGCTGCCCCACAATCTTTTGCCACTTCTTCAAGGTTATTAAGGATATTTCCTGTAACGGTATAGCCACTTGGATAAGTTATATTTTTAGGTAGCTTCATTTCACCAAGTCGTATACCTAAAGCACTTACAAGACGCTTAATAATTGCATCTGCCTTTGTTCCTTTTGCAAAGGCAATCTTTAAGCTTTTTTTATCCGTACTTGTAGCAGCCGTTACCTTTACCCCCGTGTAGTCCTGGCCTTCTGTCATATACATAGTTGTAATTTTATTTACTCCATCATGCTTAGTTAGAACACTAGAGATTTTACCTTGTGACAAAATACCATAGTCCGATTTATAGCCGGCTTGGAGAATTAGTGTATTTCCCTTTTTTATGTGATTGATGGAAGCACTGGATAAATTAAAAATGGATACTGTAATTTGATTAGGTGTTGCATCATCATCGAATGGAACCTCAAACTCAATGTGAAGGTCTTCATTTGAAAAATCCGCTTTATAATCACCTTCAATATGAACTTTGATTACACGCCCAAATAACTGACTAGTCATCCATCTTCTCCTAATGTTGGGGCTTCTTCTACAAGAGCTACGTCATCAATATAAAGAAAAGTTGTTACCATGAAATTATCATAGGTAATTCGTTTTTCTTTATCTGACTCATCTAAAACAACTAAGCTAGGAGCAGGCAGCCTTAAATCAATTGAATCCTGCCAAAGCGGTTCATTTAAAACGAGCTTTTCTCCTAGAATAATAGGATTTCTTGTTACATCGTATAAATCGATAGTGAAGAAATCACCTGTTTGATTATATCTGACTTCAAACACAAAAATTTCATCCGCTAACTCGACTTCAAATTGTTCAGGCAACGCA